GCGTTGTAAAGCCCCTCGCGCAGCGCGTGCGTGCGACCCTGAATTCCGGGGTACTGTTGATAAACCGGCCGCTCCATCGACACGACGCCGGGGCACGGGCATTCGACCGTGTCCTGATCCCATTTCGCGTTGCTGCGAAACGTGACGATGATTCCATCAGGATCACTCGAGCGCGGCCGACGTTCGTTCACCGTCATCCGTGTCCCGGCGACGCACATGCGCGCCGTGAACGCCGTTTCGGGCAACGTCGCTAGTTCGTCGCGACGCAGCGTGCGCACACCGTAGCGGCGAAATACTCGAGCGCGACCGGCCGCCGCGATCAGCTGCGATGCGGACCAGGCATCAGTTGTGCGTGAGAACGTGTAATCGAATCGATCCTGCCGGTTCGCATTGATCACCGAGAAGTCATAAAGCCCCTGCAGATCGATGCGTTCATCGGGCAAGCCTTCGCCCCAGGTCGGGTCGCTCCACAGATCAGCAAGCGCCCATGCCGGCGAGCGGTGCGCGGTGTAGTTCGCGTAATCGCCGAGCGCGCAGGACCAGCCGGTATCAGGGTTCCACGTGCGCGACTTGCCCTGAATAATCAGGTTAATATCGGATTGATTCTGCGCCGACAGGTTCTTCGATGCGCGTAACACGATTTCATAGTGTGACGTATTCGGGTCGAGCGGCGCCGCGGTGTCGCCATAGCCCCGCAGACCGGCCCACGAAATCTTGTCGCGCGCATTCGGCACCGTGATCATTTCGTTGGTGCGAGCTACCCGCACTTCCACGCGCGCCGCCGGACTGACGTCGTAGCGATTCGACCAACGTTGCGGCGTGTTCGTCTCGAGTGCGCGACTCTCGGTGCCGATGGTTCGAAAGCGCCCGATCGGGGCGCCGGCATCGTTGATTTCCCGAATCTGAACGATCCAGTTCACCGTGATACTGTGCACGCCGTCTTCGTCCGACGAGCCCAGCCCTTCGGGCGCAACGATATCGACGCCGATCGAACTCACCTTGCGTGTCGGCGGGCACGCGGTGTATGACCCGGTCGGCAGCTTCGATTCGAGCTCGAACCCGCCCACGTCCTGCGACGTCCAAACGTTCGCCTCTACCATCGACGGCTGTTCGCCAGGTGCCAACAGCGAATGTACGAGCACATCCTGATAGTGCCCGACTGGCGTCTTTCCTAGGAACTCGGCGAGCAGATCGTAGGGACCGAAACCCACTGCGAGCACCGCGTAAAAGTACTGCTGGTTGTCGATGTTGTCGCCGTCGTCGTCGACGAACTGGCTATAGGGCATGCAAGCGAACGGGGGCGTGACCTTGTCGACGCCGAACGTACGCCAGATCGGTTCATCGAGTCGCGCGATGTTGCCGCCCACCGATGCCGTAAACACCGAACTGGCCGGATCGCCGAATTCCGGCTGACGGGGCGGAACTAGAATGTTGTACGCGACGTTTGCCGCGGCCAGGTACGGCGCGAACTGCGGTGCCGCGAACGCGACCACGACGGCCGCCACTTGCAATGCCGTGCGAAACGTCTCGCGGTCGCCAGGCGGATCGATCAGCCATTCGATCGTGTCGCCCGGCATCACCTGCCGGCCCCAGTCGCGACGCAGCAGATACTGGCCGTTGACGCGCAGAATCAGAACCTGCGGCGTGTCGGATGCGGGCTGCAGATCGGCCAGCACTGCGCCCGCGGGCACGTCGACCCATGCCGATTCCGTCATGCCCGGCATTTGAATGGAACGCATGCGACCCGTCATGTTGCGCGACTCCAGAAAACAAACGTCCCATAGCCCGATCGACGCAGATCGTCGAGCGTTTCGAAGGCCACCGTCTCATCGGCGTGCAGGACACCGAGTCGACCATTGGCAAACGTCATCACGCCAGCGTGCCGCCCCTTCGGGCCGCGCATCGACACAATGTCATCTTCGCGCGGTGTGCCGGCACGTGGCATCCACGTCGAGCGAATCGCATCCATCGACGACAGTTCGGGCATCGCGACGCCGTGTCGAATTTCGCAGGCATGCTGCACGAATGACCAGCAACCGAACCGCGGCCATACGCGACCCATCAGATCGAAGGCCCAATGCTTGCTCATGATTGGCGACTCAGTGCGGGATAGGCTTCACGCTTGAACGTGAGCCGCGGAATCGCGAAGTTGCCCGCATCGCCGAACGATCCAGACAACGCCCCGGACGTTTCATCGTAGGACACGTCGGTCACTTCCATGACGGTCGGCGGCATCACGGCCGGTGCTGTCGCGTCGTCGCTGGCAAACAGATAGTTGGTCAGAATCCACGGTTCGACGGACCCGCGAATGAGGTCGAGCGCGTCGCTGATCTGCCCGCTGACGTTATCAACCTCGAGTTTGATTTCGGGCGTCGACGCTTGATCCGATTCCTCGGGTCGCCCGATGCGAACGGGGCACGCTTCGAACGTGACCGGGTTCGACGCGCCGGGAATCGTACCGACGAACGGCTGCAGATCGTTCACGAAATACAGGACGTCGGGCATGTCCGGGTGCTCGAGCGAGAAACAATCGAGCATCACGCGGCCGGCATAGGCCACCGCCGCCGCTTCGGTGTATGCGTCTTCGAACGTGACGCCGTGTTTTGTAATGCTCATGGTTGCGGCTCACTACAAACGGCGATCCAGTTCGCCGCACTTGCCGCGTTATGCAGCGTCCACGTGATGCCGTCAGGACTCGTCATCACAGAACTAATCACGCCTTCGGATGCGACTGCGACAAAAAACCCACCGCCTTCCGACGACTCGACGAACGTGACGCCGGCCCATTCTCGAATCGCAGCAGCGGTACGGGCCGTCCACGTGATGCCGTCGGGGCTTGTGGCGACACGAGTGCCGGCACCGCCACGCGCGACAGCGACAAACAGGCCGGCGCCAAATGCAACCGACGCCCATTGATTGGAAGAACCGCCAGGCATTGTCGTCGAGGTCCACGCAAGACCATTCGACGAATACGAGCAATTCCCCCAGATGCCTACGGCCACGAATTTATCGGTCCCATTGAATGCGACAGCGTTAAACCCGTTGCTAGTCTGCGCGCCATTACGCAATGTCCACGTCGTTCCGTCGGGGCTTGTGAGAATGCAATGCGCATCAATGTCAACGATCGACGACACAGCAACAAACAGGCCGAGCCCGTAAGTAATGCCCTGCAATGTAGGTTCCTGACTGAGCGACGACACTGGCGTCGTTCTAGACGTCCATGTGATGCCGTCGGGGCTTGTCATCGCACGATTCCCCGACCCACTGCCAGCAACGGCAACGAATAAGCCGGCGCCATATGTGACACCTAGCCAATCAATCGTTGCAGCGGCGGCGCGTAACGTCCACGTCGATGACCCGACAGGGCTTGTCATCACGCGAAACGAACCACCAGAACCAGCGACAGCTACACGCATCGACCCGCTAGACGCAACGGCGTCCCACGCTTGTGCCGCCGGCGTCGTGTTCTGTGCCCACGTCGCGCCGCCGTCGGCACTGTGCATGATCTGCTGATGGTCTTCGGCAAGCCCGGCATTGGCAATTGCCACAACCCCCTCGAGCGTGGCAATTGCCCCCACGTGCGATTGCGGCTCCATGCCCCGCCCACGAACCTCGAGCGTCGCAACGACACGCCATCCAACGATCGGAATAAATTCCGGGTAGCTCGGCGCGTCGATGAATCGATAGACGCCGTCGCGGCCGGACGGTAGGCGCCAGGTCGCGGCGAACCACGCGCCGCCCTGCACCTGATCGTTTTCGAACCAGTCGAGCCAGGTCTGCACCTGTTCGAATGTCATCAGGAATTGCACTTCCTCGCTGCCGCCACGATCGCGCCAAAGCGTTCGCGTGCGGCGCAGGCCCGGAATCGACGAACGTGCGCGCGACTCTCGGCGCGCGAATGGCGCACGCTGCGGGCACGGTAGCGAATCGGGGTAGACGAGTGCGACCACGGTCAGGCCAGCTTCGAAGAAATCGACGCGATACGCGCGCCAGCGTCGCCCGTCAGTGCGGCGTGATAGACGACTGACCCCCAAAAGTCGAGCGCCGCATAGATCGACGTGCCCGCACGAGCGGCCCAATATTCGTTGGTGTTCGCGAAGTTTTTGTTAGGGTTCGTGCCGGCACTCGCCGCGCTGAATTCCGACACGGCCGTGCCGTCGTCCCACAGTTCGTTGTATGCGTTGCCGCCGCTACCCCAGCCTGAAAACGCAGCGGTGAGCGCGTTCTGAAAACACAACACCGAGCCGTCGAATTTGTTGCCCGTGTATTGAACGTTCTCATTGTCGGCCAACGAATTCGCCGCGACACCCATGCGTGTGCGCGTCGTGCCCAGATCGTAATAGAGATTGCTGCCGTCGTTCGTTGCGATCGTCGGCGACAGTTCGAAAACCAGTTGCGTCGCAGCGGTGCTACGTAGGTTCAGCTTTGCGAACGATGATCGCGTATTGACGCCCGTTCCGATGGTCGTCGCCGACACGAGTGCATCGTCGGTCCCATCGAACACCGCTTTGCCGTCATAGGTGCCAGCATTGACGATGCGAGGCTGTTTCGAGTTTGTCGTTTGCTGCAAATGGTTGCTCGCAAACTGGTCGTAAATCTTAGTGATGTAGCCTGAATTCGAACCCACGTGTGCAGCGAGCGCGGCTTGATCTAGCAGGTTATCCCCGCCATAGCCAATGTCCGCCTCTGCATCATCATTCGAACGGCGCACGCGAATTAGCGGCCCGGTGTACGCCGTGAATAGGCGTTTCGTGACCCAGCGCGCGGCCCATAGGCCCGTCGTCTGACCGTCAAGCGGCAGCGACGGTGCAGTGACCAATGCGAGCAGGATTTGCGAAACCGTCATGTCAGCCCCGTCCCGCTGATGATCCATTCCGTCGCCGTGATTTTCAGCGCCGTCGCCATGCCGTTCGCGGCCAGCGTTCGGCTACCCGTCGTGCCGGCACCAGCTAGGCGCATCGTGTCGGTCGTAATCGCGATCGTGATCACCCCTCCCGCGTTCTGGTTCACGAAAGTGAGGGTCGTTCCGATTCGATAGGGCACACTGCTGTTCGCCGGGATCGTGAACGTGCGCGCCGTCGTGTCCGCGCTCGGGTGCAAAATGTGCGTGTTCGCGTCGCCCATCACGAGCGTATATGCCGCGCTCTTACTAAGTTGTGGAACCTCGCGCGTCAAGCGTTGCGTGTCTTCCGTGATCGGAATCGTTTTGATATCGCTGTTCGTTGTCGAGCTCGTCGGCTGCACGCCGTAGACGAACAACACGCGACCATCGCGCAGTTCGACAGGCGCGGCGTATTCCATGATGCCGCCGCCGGCAACCATCGACGAGTCGACGACTTTCGGTCCGACCCAGGTTACGCCCGAGTCGCGCGACGTATACGCGACGAACCCGCCGTAATTCGCGCCCGCTGTCTGGCAGCGCACGCCGACGATGATCGTGCCGGTCGACAGCAGAAGCATCGTCGGCGCGCCTGACGTCTCAGTGGGGCCAGCGTAGGGCGTGCCCCAGGTGCCGCCGCCATCGGTGCTCAGTTGCAGGTACGGCGTGAACACGCCATCTTCGACACGATGGAAGGCCAGCACCGATTCATCGGGCAGCACTAGCAATCGCGTTTCGTAGTGGGCGCGCGAGTAGGTCGCGTAAGCAATCAGCGTGACCGGACTTCCCCAGGTCAGGCCGTCATCGCTCGAGCGAATGATTTTCACCGAGCGGTTCGCGAGCGTGCCGGAGTCCGTCCCCTCGATCGGGATCAGCAAATCACCGTTGCCCAGCTGCACCGCGCCGCCGGCACTGATCGACTCCTGAGCGAAGCCCGACGCCGTACCGGTGTCGACCCACGCGCTCCACGTCGCCCCGTTGTCGTCGCTGTAGACGATACCCGACACGGCGCTCGGCCGGCTCGTGTAGTCGACGCGCACCAGCGAGGCAATCAGCCGGCCAGTCACCGTACGGAAAATGCCGTAGACGTTGACTCCGAGCGTCGCGTGGTTGTAAACCGTGAACTCGGTTCCCCATGTGATCGAACCGTCTTTGTTTTCGACGCCGATCTTGCCGACCGCGTTACCTGAGTTGTCCGAATTGTGGCCGGCGCCGCTCGTGTAAACGATGATCAGTCGGCCGTCCGACATGCGCTCAATCGTCGGCCAGGCGTTGTACGCCGAGTTGTCGGTAACGCTCGCCAATGATCCGACCGTGAGCGACGCCAGGCCGACCCGCAGCGGATCGCGCACCATGCCGTCGGACTGCAGGAATCGGCCGCCGCGGTTGTTCTGCACCTGCGACCGAATCGCATTCATGTCGGAATTGCCGCTGTCCGGTACGAGCGCGAGGATCGCGTCGGCGATCTGACTGATCGTGGCTTTCGCGTTGCCGCCGCCCGCCAGCGCGAGCCGAACCAGATCGTTCAACGACACGTTACTGACGGGAGATTCTTCCGATGTTTTCAGGTCTGCCATTTGGGGTTACTCCCGTTCTTCCTTGCCGCCATCTTCCCGCAATTCATGCCCGCCGTCTTCGCGCAATTCGAGGTCAGGCGGTACGGCCGGGCCGAGCGTGATCAACGTTTCGAGTGACAGCCCCGTCACACCGCCAAGCGTGATCAGCGTAGACAGCGACAACGGTGCCGGCACGGTCAGATCGGCCGTGCCACCCAGCGTGATCAGCGTAGACAGGTCTAGATCGCCGGTATCTGGCAGCGTGTCGCTCGGCGTGCCGGTCAGCAGCACCGACGCGCTGACTTCCCACAACTGCCCAGGCGACGCGATCGGATCGTCGACGTCCGGATCGATGAATTGCGCGGTCCAGTATTCGACAGTGCCGGCGCCGAGTTTCGCGACCGGGCACGCGAACTGCCGATTACCGGCGTCAAGCGTGTCTTCGTACCAGGCGTCCCATGCGAGCATCTGCGCCTCGGTCAGAAGCCAGATCAGGCGCGCGATGCGATTCGACGCCGTGAACAGGCGACGTTTGCGCCCTTCGCCCTGCAGCGCCGGCACATGGTCGAACTGATCGTCGATCGATTGGCCGTGCCCGCGCACGAGCGGCAGCGGCAGGCCCGAAGGAACGAAAATCAGTGGCAGGGTCATCAGCCGCGCCGCGCGAGTGCGCCCGGCCCCGTTCCGCTGCGCTGGCGGTTCGCCACTGCGACCGGACCGGTGCCGGTAGCCACGTCGCGCAGCACGCGCCCGTAGGCCGCATCTGACGCCGCGGCGACTGCCACCTGCCAATCGCCGTTCTGATCGCGCTGCGCCGACACCTGCGCCCCGGCGCTGTTCGTGATGTAGACGTTACCGCCACCACCCTTGCCGCCGGCCGCCGGGTTGTATTCCTTCGGCACGATCGCTTCGCCCTTATGCACTAGCGTGATCATGTCGCGCTCGAGCAGGTTCGTGCCCGTCGCAGCGCCGCCGCGAATCGAATCCGGCAGGGTCGTGCCGCGGTAGTCGGTCGTATTCCCGCCCCCGATGCCGGCCAGGCCACCCAGGTATTTCAGGATTTGCGACACGCCTTCGTTCTGCGCGTCGACTACCGGTTTGATGATCGGAGCAAGGATCGTTTTGGCGAATTGGGCTTTCAGTTCGCGCGTGAACACGTCCGTGAAATCGAGTCCCTTTCGCGTGCCGTCAAGGACGCCTTCGGCGATCGATTCGGACATGGCCGCGCCGGCATCCTTCGCAAGCTCGGCAGTGTTCGATTTGGCCGCGTCGAGGTCCGCTTGCTTGTCGCTCTTTTGGAGCAGCAGCGATTCACGTTGCTGCAGGGCCGCGATTTCCTCCTGCAGCACCTGCAGCTGTTTCTCGTCGACGCCTAGCGCCTCCTGCTTCGCTAGGGTCGCTTCCTTCTCGGCCTTCGTGACGCGCACGCGCTGCAATTCGACGGCCAGCAGGGCCTGTGCGTCCAGGCCCATCAGGTCGATTTCCTTCTGCAATTCGACGTTGCTTTTCGTGATCGCGTCGAGCTCGGCGAGTTGCAGCTTTGCGCGCGCCGTGTTGACTTCCACTTCCGCGGTGCGGAATTCGAGCGCCTGTTTGTTCAGGTCGTTGAACTGGGCTTGCGCAAGAATCTGGCGCTCGAGCTCCGGGGTCAGCCCCTTGATCCGCTTCTGTTCGATATCGAGCAGCGCCTGCTCGTACGTCGAAAGCTCGAGCGTCTTTTCGGCCTGTTTCTGCAGCGTCTCGAGGTAGCGTTCCGCCTCGCTCTGCGCGGCCGTCTTACCGCCCTTCTCCGCACCGTTGAACGAAAGTGAGGGCTTGCGGCCTAGCCGCGCAGTCTCGGCGCTCGACTGGTTCGGATCACCCAGGCCAGCAGCTGCCGACGCCTGCCGAATGCGCGCCAGGCGTTGTGAGAACAATTCGGGCGACAGGATGGCGTCAATGTCGCGCGCCGTGCTCTGCGCGATCTGTTTCGCCGCGCCGAACTGCAGCGTGCGAGCCGCTTCCACCGCGGCCACAGCACCCGCGATGCCGGTGCCGACAGCTTGGAACGTGCGCACGACGCCCTGCGCCGCGTCGACGACGAACGCCAGGACGTCGACGGCCCCTTCGCCGAACGCTTTCACGGGGGATTCGCCCGCGAGTTTCTTACCCGCGGCGTCGATGCCGAAGAACTCGGCCGCCAGTTCCTTCGCCGCGGCCGTTAGGTCGTTCAGCACCGGCAGGAGGTCGGTCGCGCCGGCTTGCGCGTACGCTTTGATCGTCGCTGCCTGCCGCTTCTGCCGGTCGATGAACTCATCGGCCAGTTCGATCTGTTGCTGCGTCAGGATCGCATTTCGGCCGCCCTCGGCGTCAAGCTCCTTGAAAACATTGAGCATTGCCGCACCGTTCTTCCCGAACAGCGCCATAGCGACGGCCGTTTTCTGCGACCCGTCGGCAAAACTGTTGAACGCCTTCGACAGCGCATCGATCTGCCCGACCGGGTCGAGTTTCTTGAATTCCTCGATCGGGATGCCCAGCGCCGCGAGCGCCGCGCCGGCC